GTGCATAGGAAGATAAAATGGAAAGCATCAGTTCGCCATCAGCTGAAATGCTGTGAATATTTTGCTCCTGAAAATAAATATCGATCCCTAACATTTTTAGTTCTCTTACAGTTTCGAGAACGGTTATGGTATTTCTTGCAAATCGACTGATAGACTTTGTAATGATAAGATCTATTTTACCTTTTCTGCATTCAGCAAGCATTTTTTGAAATTCAGGTCTTGACTCTTTCGTTCCTGTAATTGCTTCATCTGCAAATACGCCACAGAATCTCCATTCCGGATTACTTTGAATCAGTTCGGAATAATATCCTACCTGAGCAGAAAGGGAATGCAGCATGGCATCTTTACCACTTGATACTCGTGCATAAGCGGCAACGTTTCGTAATTTATGTGAAATATCAACAGAAGGTTCTATTTTTTGTATCAAACGTTCCATGTAAACCTCCTCCTTTCAGATACCATATTAGCATGGATTTTCAGATTTATCAACGAATATACCCGACAAAGATATGCCGTATTTTTCAGCCATTTTTGTGTTCATTTCCGCATAATCTTTTCTTGAGATCTTTCCTGAACGAAGCCAGGTTTTGATAATTTCAACCATAACCTGATAGATGATGATATTACGATTCATTTTTCCACCTTGCCTTTCCGGAACATTGTCTGGAACAATAAACTTGTTGCTTGCTCGGATAAGAAAGAAATATCTGATTACAAACAGGGCAAACTTTTTTTGTCATTTTCAGTGAAACTTCTTTGTTTTCACGCCACCATTTCATGCGGCATTTGTCACTGCAAAAACGTTTTATATGAGCACTTGCATTGGAAAGTGATTTTCCACAGCACTCACATTGTCGAAAAGATTTCCTGCGTGATAAGTACGATTTGATTGTTCCGACAGGAACGTTTAATTCAGTACTGATTTTCTGAATTGTACAGCCTTGCTTTTTCATTGTTTCTATCTGAGCTTTTTGTCTGATATTCATGATCATTTCACCTCAACCATATAGTCTAAATAAATGTGTTAAATTCGTACCCTTTTGTAAAAAAATAAAAAAAGCCATTGCATCCGGGACAATTCGTCAAGGATACAATGGCTTTCGTTAAATCAAGAGATATTTTATTTCATGAGAGCATTGACACGCTTCTGCACTTCGTTATAGTCATAACCTGCATCAGTCAGACGTTTCTTTCGCTCCGCACCATTTGACCACTTACCCTGAATGACTTCACGGGCAACTTCGTCAACGGACTTCTTTGCAGGATACACCTGCTTGCCATTACTGTCAAAAACAGCATATCCCGCCTTGCAGGCTTTCTTTGCGTTTTCAAGAGAAGAGAAAGCACCAATCTGCGACTTAGCATCAGTCCATGACTTTCTTACTCGATAAAGCTGTTTTGCAGGTGCAGGGGTTGTCGGTGTAGAACCCGAATTGAGATAAGACTGCACCTTAGCTTTGAAAGCTGCCCAATGAGGCAGAATGTATGCGGGACACATCTTGTAGGGATTTCTTGCAGTATTAAGGTAGTCTACGCTGCCGGACTTTCCGTCACGGACATTTAACCAATGCGTGTGGGTATAAAGGTGATTGATGTCAAGATTGTATTTCTTTAGAAGTGCTGCGGCAAGTCTTGCACAGTTGTCCTCGGATTTCTTATCTCTGTCGTTATACGCAGATGACATAATGCACTCGATCGCAATTGTTCTGCGATTGCCGTTACCGCTTCCGTCAGCGGCGTGCCAGCCACTTAAGGATAGAGGCAGATTCTGCCATGCACAAGTATTGTCAACGTAATAATGCACTCTGACATCTTTCATATTTCCATTGACGGTTGCTCTTGTATACTGCTCCGCAGGGGTTGTTCCGCTTGCCACAGAAATCCAGTCGGTATTGTGGACTGTTACGCCGATAACTTTGCCCTCCATTGAAACAGAGGGCATATCGATTCTATTGGGGTTATGTTTTGTGAGTAAATACTCGTTGATTTTCACTCCGTTCAGAGTAGTTGATGTATCAGGTCTTAAAATAGCCATTTATTTGTCCTCCTTTTCATCTTCGGTTCTGCCTACCTTGGTTTGCAGAACATCAATTGCTTTTTTGAATGCAGGCGGGAAAGGGATTCCCATAAGTGTTGTATTCTCGATAATGGAAAGCAGTTCGTTCAGGCAAAAGCTGATGCAGACTGCATCTCTGATGTAGTTTGTGCCAATGAGAATATCGATTCTCACGCCGACCACTACCATAAGCAGAATACAAAACTTTTTCGCAAGACCAACCCAGCCTGCTGTGCTGTTGAGTGTGCCGCTTTCGCTGTGTTTGGATTTGCCCATTGCCGCAGTCACGATACCTGTCACAAAATCAATGCCCATGAATACTATAAGAGTTGCAAGAGCAGAATCCCAGCCACCGAGAAGCGTTGCGATAAATCCGCCGACAATGCCTGCAATCAGGCAAATGGTATCTTTCATAAAATCACTCCTTCATAAATTTAATAGACTTCACCATCGGATGTGAATTATCCGATGTGCCTTTGAAAGCAAGGTAGTATTCTCCATCCAATACGTTTTCCAACGACTGCATCACAGAAATGAAAGTATCGGAATAAAGCCATTTGAATGATAATTTCGAAGCATTTTCTGATTTGATTTCCTCGTAAATATACTGAGCAAGTTCAGAGCCTGTTTTATCTGTCTTTTTTACAAGATAAAATTCAGTGTCCTGTGATGCACCGACCAGATAGCTTAAAATCAGTTTCATTTTTGAAGTAATTGCAACAGGTGTCAGAAACATCACAAACACAGTTCCTGCCCAGCTGAAATCGTTCTGATTGAAATACAGAGCATAGTTGTTTTCAGCAGAACAAAAGTGAGGATAACTTTCTGCAAATCCAGCAAGAGAACGGTAGCCATCGTTGTAATAAGTGTAGATGCTGTCACCGTATTTCTGCAAGGCATCAGAACCGCTTTCAAATACAGAGATATAGCTGATACCGGATATTTGCCTGATTTGCTCCTGTAATTCTGCAATATCAGCTTTTGTTGCATAGTTTGACATATCAGGAATAATGCCGTCCCTGCCGTCAGCACCTTTCAGGCTTTGCAGCCATTCAGTTTCTGTACCTGTGAAACCATGTTCTACGGCAATAATATAGGCGGATTTTCCATCAGAACCATTGATTCCGTCACCCCCATTCTTCCCATCGGCACCATTATGACCGGGGACTCCGTCTGCACCATCCTTTCCATCTTTACCCGGTAAACCATCAACGCCATTTCTACCGTCACATCCGTCTTTGCCATTTACTCCATCCTTGCCATCAACACCTTTCAGGCTTTCAAGCCATTCAGCCTCTGTTCCAACAAATCCATGTTCTACAGCAATTTCAAATGCTGATTTGCCGTCAGTTCCTTTAGATGCAGACTGTATCTTCTGCAAAAGCTGCTGATATAAATCAGGAGTAGGCGGAACATTACTGTTTTCGCCCTCAAATCCCGATTGTCTGATGTGCAAAGTTTTTACAATCGTTGTTGCTCTGACTGTTTTAGTTGCTTCTGCATCATAACCAAACAATGACATTTTCACAGTCCCTGCAGTTAGTTCAGCAGGCAAAAAACAACTTGTATTTTCTGTTCCGAGAACCCTGTTATAGGTTATTTCGTCCTGCGTGAACTGCACCACCTTATGCAGTGGTTTCCAGTTATTATCGAACACAAAATGTATCTTTACAAAAGCGATCTGGTCAGCAGCAATGACTTCATGCTCCAAAGTTTCGATGTTCTGTCCTTTTACAAGAAATTTTATCATGACTTCACTTCTTTCCAAGTTTTTGTGTTTGCAACATATTCCATATATCCGTCAAGACATTGGATTTTTTTAAGCGGAGATTCGATATCAACTGCACGGCTGTCCCAGTTTGTATTTTTCTTCACAGCGTTCCAGTCTGCAAGAGAGCCCTCATAAGTAATCGCGTTCAAAGATTCACAGTAATTGAAACAGCCGCCCACAATTTCCTTGACATTTCGGGTAAGCGTGAGGTTTTTCAGTTTTGTGCATCGTACAAACATTCTGTCACTGATGACTTTGCCGCCGTATCGCACCGTTTCAAGATACTGACACTCGCTGAACGCCATTGCACCTACGGTTGCCACAGAGGGCGGAACGGTTACGGACTTGATTGCAGTTCCTGCAAATGCATTCACGCCAAGTTCAGTAACACGTTCCGGAATCTTCAGTTCTGTTAAACCATTAAGCCTCTGATGATAAATGTAACCGTCAATATGCGGCAGAAATGCAGCCTTTTTGATTGCTGTAAGTGTAGTCGGAAGTGATACTGTTTTTAAGTTATCACAATACTGAAAAAGTCGTTCACCAATGCCTGTCACACCCTCTGAAACAATAACCGACTTGATATTTGCATTGTTTTGCAATGGTGACGGATTGCTGTCAGTAGAATAATCGAACGTTGCTCCTGTGCCTTTGAGGAGCAGTCTGCCGTCCGAATAAAGCACAAAATTTACATTCTGACCGCACTTGCCAATAGAAACCACATCGCCCGTCATCTCGTCAATTTTCAACGTTAATTCGTTTATTTTTGTTGTCAATTGACTAACTGTGATGTTATAATCTTTTATCTGCGTCTGAATTTCAGAAAGCTGAGAGAGCATATCTGTGACCTTGCATTTACCGAGAATACAGCGGACATATCCGCAGAAATTATTGTTTTCTCTGTAGTCTGTAATGCTGAGTTCTGATGTGCCTGCATCAAGTCTGATAATGCAAAGGGTAAGATATTTCTTGTAATCTGTGTTCTGAAATCTCGGTATTGCAGGATTGGAGGCAGGTGTTCCTGCGAGAATTTCAAAGCTGACATTGCGGACGTTTTCAGAAGTGTTGCAACAGATACCGATCGTCATATATCTTGGCAGAGATTCGTCCACATAGCGGGATAAATCATAGGTGTATGCCGTATCCGAAATGAAATAATGTCCCTGAATCCAAGCCTTTCCGCTGCCGATCGTCAGTTTCAACTTGTTTGCAGACAGTTTGAAACACTGTCCGAAGTTGTCCTGAATTCCATCACAGATAATACTGCCGAGATAGTCGTTAAAGTTCTCCGCAGTATAGGTTCTGTCAAGATTTTTAGAATTGAAAAATCCAAATGAAAATGCCATAAATCATTCCTCCTTGAATGTCGGTGTTAAATTTCTGCCGTTGTGGTCGAAACTTTCAATCATGCCGACAAGCTGTATTTTATTCTGTCTGATGCCGAATCTCTGATGCTCTACGGTGACAAAATCCCCAACAAAATAGTCCACACCGTATTGAAACTGTGTGGACTGTACTGCAATCTGTGATTCTGATTTTGTCTTTGTGGGTACAAGACTTTGCTTTCCTTTCTCTTTCAGAAGTTCCGAATATTCAGCGTCAGAGAGCGGTCTTGTTTCATTGTCAATCTGTTCTTCATCTGAAATGTCCTTTGCATCAATATACACTTCATAGCGTTCGAGAGAAGAAGGCTCTGTTCCTTCAAAATATGTGGTTCTCTTACGTTTTTCACCTTCGCCTTTTCCCAGAACATAGGCATAATTTTTCTTGACCGATGTATCCGTAAAATAGGTGAAAGACAGCAGATTATTGTACCTGTCAGAGAAAATGATGTGTGGATTGATTTCCTGTAATATACTTCTGTCAGTACCCTGCGAAAGTTCAAAAATCATTTCATACTGCTCAGTATTGGTTTTACTCAGGCGTATATTTGCAGTTCCGCCGATCTTCTCACAAATGGTGTATATCCATTCCATCAGATTATCATAGCTTACCTGTAATTTGGTTTCAGTATCCCAGCAAGTGCCTGACGAACAGCCGACAATAAGTCCCAGAATTTTTCTGATACCCGATGTACAAGCGTTATACTGTACCACATTCATTATAATTTGAGAATATGAAACGAGTTTTGTAAAGTTAAACGTTGGGTAAATAATACGCCTTTCCAAAAGACACATTAAAAATCTGCCTTTGATGATGAGATAGTCGCCATCTTCGGCATTGGTTTCAAGTTCTACAGATTCAATCAGTCCGAAATGCTCCTTATCATCATCACGCCCCACAATTCTGTCGGTCTGAAAAATTTCGATATTTCGTGGAGATGCTGCAATGTATACTTCAAAAGCACCGCACTTGTAATATTCGATGTCCCATAAAAGCGAAGAAAAGCTGTCGCAGACAGCTTCAAGTGAAATATTCAGTTTATCATTTAAGACAGTCATATTGTAAATTTCAATCTGCATTTCTCACACTCCTAAGTACGCATTTCGATGTATCAGGCGGACTTTGATGTTATTCAGTCCATCTGATGCACGGACATAAAATTTATTTTCACCCGTTTTCAGATTCAGCCATGTTGAGCCTGAAACAAGCCGATTGATGATGTTTGTCACAACGCCCTCACGCTCCAGAAGAACGGTTTTGTTGCCTGTTTTCGTGGTGATCGTGATGATGTCGCCTTTTTGAATATCGCCTGAAATCTGCATATATTCATTGGTCAGAGCGTTGTAAATGGTCGGATTTTTCGCAGGTCCGCCGCTGATTTCAAGGGTAAAACCAACCTCATCACCGCTGTTGTTGATGGTCATCATATCCTGTGTGTTATAGACACCGATTGGAAAAGGGTCGTCATTGTCAGGACAGACAAAATGAAATGCACCCTTGACACGGGAATATTCCGCAATCTGTGTTTCGGTGGAATACCAATAAATATCGGGGCAGAGAATAGAGATCTGTCCGCTGGTCAGCTTTTCAAAATTCTCCATTTCACAGGTTTCCACGATACCCTCGGCATACACAGAAATATTTTTCGAGGTGTAATATATCTTGATGTATCGGGACGGCTTGACCACACGATATAGTTCATGTCTGCGAAGTTCCACATCAAAGCCACGCATTTCAAAAGGAATGACCACGTTTCGCTTTTCAATGAAAGCATTGTTGAGATAGCTGCCGTGCATTCCTGCATAATTTGATGTGCTGACTGTTCCAGTTGGTGGGTTCAGCCCCTTGATTTTGGAGAACATATATCGGTTTGCGGTTTTGGAAAGGTCGATCTGCTGACCTGTTTCGTTTTCGAGAATAAGCTTGTAGAACAAAATTTCACCTGCCTTTCATTGACTTTGCGTATGTGGGTGTGGTACAATATATGAAAATGATTGTGGGGCATTTGCC